GAACATTCCCAGAACGGCGAGCGGCCACCCGTGAAGGAGGAGTTGCCATCATATAAGCCCTCCGAACATCTCTTTCATACTGCGATCATCGCGCCTTTTGCCGCGCTCCTTGAGATCAGGCAGCAAGGCAATTAACCGCCGCCGCTCCTCCTGCAATCTTCTGATTGAGGAATCAAGCACCTGGATCGCTTTTTCTATGTCTGAAGGTTGCTTAATCATTTCCGCATTGCATCCCCCTTCTACTAAACCATTTTTGGCATAGATTGCCGCCAGCCGCTCCCGCAACTCGCACGGCTCGGCAAAGATCCAGTCAGCCGCCGGAATGCCGGTGACGGACTCCAGGCGGACAGCCAGGGATGACGAAGGTCTGCGGCGCCCGGCAAAAATATCGCCGATGAATTTTGCCGTTACTCCGACAGCCTGTGCTGTTTTTGTATTCATCCCGCGAATCATGTCCGTATTGTTATGTAACATTTTATGTTTGTCAAGAACAATTTTTTATGTGGAATAAAAAATAACATTTTGTTATTATATTCTCATGGGAAGATCATACGAATCATTCAGAGTTGCCTTCAGGCAACTCATTGAAAACAGAGGGATAACTCAGGCGGAGATTGCCAATAATGTCGGGGTGACGTCAAAGTACATCAGCGATATTACTGCCGAGAGAAGAAGAGCGTCCCATAAACTGCAAGAAAAAATAGCCACCGCCCTCGGTTACACCTACGAGGACATGTTGGCCATGGGGCGGCAGATTCTGGTTGGCGAAAAATCAGCCACGCCCCAGCAGCAAAACAACAAAATAGCCGCCCGCGTCGAACCAGGCAGACCAGAGACACGGGAACGGTTGCTCCAGCAGCAAAACAGCAAGCCGGCGCCAACAGAAGAATCGTTCAGCATGACCATCGAGGTGCTTGAGTCGCAGACAGTTTACAGGTCAGCCTTGGCGTCAAACGTCAGGGCGTTCCATCAAGCGGTCAAAATGGAGGGCGAGATGCATGGAGTAAAGGATGAATTGCAAAAAATGAAGGAACAGCATGAAGCGGATATGGCCGAGCTGAAAGAGATGATCCGCGCCATGATCGCCGGCCAGGCAGCCGAAAAAAGAGATGCGGCAGCCAGCGCTTAAGGTTATACCAGGCCGAAAGACACTATCGTCCGTCCCAAGAAAAACCTTACAAAAAAAGAGATGCGGCAGCTTTTTTTTTACCAATAACACTAGATAATTGATAATGTAAATTTATCCTGACACACAGTAAAAAACACTTATACGTAAACAATCCCAGTGGGAAAGTAAGGAAAACTCGCGCATATTTTCAATGACGTGTTTTTTTTTAAATTTAACGAAAAGGTGAAGAAATGAAAAAACTACTCCTGATTATTGCCATTCTCTTTATCTCGAAACCAGTAATCGCAGACCAGCAGGAATTCCTTGATAAAACAACAGACCACAAAAAAATAGGGTGGATGCAGAGAGGAATGGACGCGGCAAAAACAATCCTTAAAGACCCGGAATCCGCAAAGTTTCGCAATGTCTATTTCAACCAAGGCGCCGACAATATCCCAATGACCTGCGGAGAGGTTAATTCAAAAAATAGCTTTGGAGGGTATGGTGGTTTTCAGCGATTTATTTCTGGAGGAAAGCCAGAACTCTCTTTCCTTGAAGAACAAGTCGGAGAAGATTTCACAACAATATGGGAAAGATTTTGCCAATAAAAAAAAACGGACCGGCGCAAATAATCTGCCTGATCCCACGCGGAAGGAGTATCGGAACACAGCCTGACAAAATTTAAAAAAAAGGTGATAAAATGGCAATGACACAATGCCGGGAATGCACACATCCGGTCTCATCGCTGGCATCATCATGCCCACACTGCGGCTGCCCGGTCTCCAGCGCCGCCGAAGCGGCAGCAATCGGCACCCAATCGACCACCATCCAGCAGACGAGCAAACGGCTCAAAATGCACACCATCTTGGCATTGCTCATGATCATCACAGGCCTTCTTATGGTTATGCAATCACCAAGCACCCCGGAAAACAACCAGGGGATATTCGGGTTTTCTCCGTCTCTCCCAGCCCTGACTGTTTTTTCCGGGATAATCTGGTACATCGTCACCCGCTGCCGGATCTGGTGGCACCACAAATGATGACCTACATCGCACCGATGCTCCTGCTTTTGCCGGCCATCGCCGCCGCCAATCCCCTCCCTGAAAAATACTACCAGGAAAAATGGTGTGCCGATCAGGCCGGCCAGGTTGAACACATCCTTCCGGATCGCACCCGCGTCGATTGCCTCACCGCCACCCACGCGGTCGAGGTCGATTTCGGCAAAAAATGGGCGGAGGCAATCGGTCAGTCCCTCTATTACTCCCACCTGACCGGCCTCCGCCCGGGCGTGCTCCTCATCGTCGGCCCTGGTGATTCCATCCATTGGCTGCGGACCATGATGCTCGCCAAAAAATACGGAATCGATGTCTGGACCATCGACAAATGAGCATCCAGCGCAAACCGGACGGCCGCATTGCCGTCGTCTGGTACGAGGCCGGTAAGCAAAAATGGCGTTACTTCGGCCGGGGCCCGGAAGCGGAAACAGCCGCCGCAGATTTTGACGCCGACATTTCCGGCGGCAAAACCACCATCCGTCGAAACCCGCTCCCAACCCTGCGCGACTTGGCAACCGCCTACATCGCCGCCAAAATAGCCGAATCGGAGCGCACCACCCTCAAGTGCCAGATCAACAAAATGGATGCCGTCATCCTCCCGGCCCTTGGCCACCTGCACATCAACCACATCACCCCAGCAAAAATAGACAAATACGTCGCCGACCGCCTTAAACGAGGTCGCAAGTTGACCACCATCCGCCGCGACATCGACGACCTCCTCGCTATCCTCAACTGGGCGATCACCCGCGGCCTGATCACCGAACACCCCCTGCAGCGATACCGTCGCCCAAAACGCGACGACAGCATCATCCAGCCACCAACCGTTGCCGAACTGCAACTCCTGCTTGAGCACGCAGCAGACCACCTGCGACGGGCGCTCCTCATCAGCTTTTATACCGGCCTGCGCCCAGGCGCCGCCGAACTCTTCGGCCTCACTTGGGACGCGGTCGATTTCAACCGGAAATCAATCAGAATAGTATCGGCCAAAAAAAACGGCCTCACTTATAGAGATATCCCGATACATGGGACATTTGCGGAAAAACTGCAGGAATGGAAAGACGCGGATGCCGGAATTGATATTCCGATCATCCACCACAAAGGAAAGAAAATAAATTCGATCAAAACAGCATGGTCCGCCGCCAAACGCCGCGCCGGCATCACTCGCCGCCTGCGCCCATACGACCTCCGCCACGCCTTCGCCACCCACCTGCTTGACCAAGGAGCGGACCTGAAGTCTGTCAGCGAGATGCTTGGCCACAAATCGGTGGAAACCACCCTGAAAACCTACCAGCACACATCCAAGGAGCTGCACCGACAAACCGTTAAAAAACTCCCTGACCTTGGCTAATAATTAGCCAGCATTGCCAGCACTTCAACCAACCAAAAACACATCTAAATAGCTGTTTTTAAATGGTCGGGACGAGAGGATTCGAACCTCCGACCCTAGCGTCCCGAACGCTAAAATTTATTTATAACAATTCGATTTTAAAAGAATAAGTATTAAAAAAAATGACTAATATATTTTATTAGCCACACCGTCAAACATTTCGCAATCGAACATGATACAATGCTTTCCATCAACATCGCACTCGACCCAATAGACGACATTTCTGGTGATGCGGTTAAACCGCCAGCGTTCAACCGCGTGCTTGCACTGCGGCTCGTTAATCTGCGTAATAGTCATCAACCGGCCCCCAATGCGCCTCACAGGTAAAAAAATTAGGACAGTCTGTCATAGGGTAAACATCCCAGCAGTCAGGCAGGACATAGTCATCAGCGGCATCCTTCCGCTCGTCCTCTACCCTCAACATGGCATCCCACACGCCGGGCAGCAACGCCCGGCAAATTTCTTCCCGCACCGGCAGCACATTTGCTCTTTCATCGGTTCGCCCCCACCTCACCCCAGCGCCATGACGCGCCCGGAAAATCGCCGCCGGCCCGCACGGCGTTGAAAACAATCTCAGCGAATATGACATCGGATGTCATATCAGCAACTCTCAGCATCAGCCGCGCATCGGCTCGCAGACGGTCAAGCGGTGATCCGCCGAGCCAGTATTCGATATCATGCTCGAAATACGCCGGGTACAGGTCTACCCCACCCCAGCGTTTCGGGGCGCCGCCTGACCCACCGTCCGAAACAAAATCACGCTCAGGAGCAGGAGTGGACCTGATCCGCGCCGATAGTTCTGTCCAGCCCCAGGCATCGGCAATCGCTAACACCTGATCTCTTGTCAATACCTCTCCTGGCCCTGGTAATTTGCAGCACATTACACCCACCCCTTTGCGTTTTCCAGCACCTTGTCGACATACTCCTGGTTGACGTACCTGCCGCCGGCTACTCGCACGGGCCGCCCCGCATTATACGCCGCAATGCCATCCTCCACACTGCCGAAGCGTCTGATCTGCTTTGCGAGATAGCGGCACCCGTGCTCAAATTGCAGGTGGACATTACCAAACACCTCCGGCAACCAACCAGTGAACCCCTGCTCTCGGAAGGTCGCGCCCATCACCTGCATAATTCCGAGCGACGTTTTTTGTAACATTTCTTCCGATAACGTCGAGCACAGCGGCGGCTTCACTGCCTTCGGGTCCACCGTCCATCGGTAGTCAGGCTCGTAGCGAAATGCGTTGTGATTCAACGTCGATTCCGTCACACACACGCCGTAAACGATCTCAGGCGGGATGCCGTGCTTTTTCGCGTATTTCTCAATCAGCGGTCGGTAGTCTGTCACTTTTCCACTCCACCTGTATCGCGTCGTGTGGGCAGAGGTTCCGTGCCCAATCGAGCCGCAATTGATTTGCCCGGTGCTCTGCCGATGACAGCTCAAAAAATCCCTGACAATTGAATCTATCTCCGATTCCCGGCCAATGCTGATCGCATCGGCCACAATGCTTGCATACACTGTTGTCTCGTGAGACACGGAACAAATATCACTCCTCAATCGTGAGCGCTCCGGCCTTGCAGGCCCGGACAGCAGCGTGAAAACGAGCAAAATATTTAATAGCCCAATGCCGATTAACGAAAAACCCACTATCCCCCTTCGCCATCCCCGGCATACCGTCCAGCCCGCTATCCGGGGCACACATGAACGGCAGTATGAGATGGCACTCGTAACAGTTATTGCACAAAATCTGGTCAACTTTGAGGATCATTTCATCACCTCGTGCTTGACCGCCAGCCAGAATGCCCCGATCATAAACGACAAGAACGCAATCACAGCAGCCGTTACCCCGGCTTTTTTGGCAATCTCCGCGCCAGACCGCACAGACTCGACGAACTCATGGTTTTTTCTCCACGTCTCCCGACCAACCGCGCACGCTTCCATCATCTGATGATGCTGGTAGTGCTTCTCCGGCTCGATAAAGAACGACGCGCGTTCCTCCTCGAACACCTGTCTGACACACGCTGAGACTATATCCTCTATTTCCTCACGGGACATCTGGTTTTTTCTCCTCTCAATATCGGCTGCCATCAATCTTTCTCCCGCAGTTTAGACAGCAGCGTCACCAGCGACGCCAGCCCGGACAAGCCGCCGAGGATCAACACCTCCCCGGCGGCCCTGTCCTCCTCACTCAACACCACGCCCTTGCCCGCCAGGTACACGGTGACCCCGGCCATAATCGCCGCCGCTAACAGCCTGCCGCGAGCCGCTGATTTAACAATCGAATCTGACATTTCTAAACCTCACACATTGATAAAATTGTTGAGAGTCAACAGATACTCCTCAGTGTGGACTGTGCCGGAGCCGAGCAGCGCATCCGTGTAGGTCCATGTCACAGTCAACAGTCGCCGGCCAAACGGTGTAGTGCCCGATTCCGTCATATCTGCGGCAGAGAGCGGGATGGTGACCGGGTTGGCCGGGGTAATCGCTTCGTCTTCCAGATCACTGAGGACATTTCCGGTGATATCGCTGAGTGTGTAGGTAATAGCACTGATGGCCCCGGCAAGAGCTGCGTCGCCGTCGCTGTCTAGCAGCGTCAGCCGCAGCCCCGCATCCGACCCGTCGTTAAATGTCGTCGTCACCCTGGTGGCCATGATTACGCCCCATTCGCGCCAGAGATAGTGTAGGTCAGATCAAGCGTTTCGTTGGTTGCCAGCGTCTTGCCGGATGCGAAGAGCCCAGAAGATAGCAGGGTCCCACCGCCAGCCGTATCTGCTTTGGTCGTTGCGCCGGTCCCGCCGCCGACAATACCGAACCCATACACCGTCACCGCTCCGGAAGCGGTAATGGTCGCGGCAGTAGCATTTGTCACACTCTGGCTGGATGCGGCACCCTCAGCCCACTCCTGCCGGGTCGATTCGCTGTATGCTGTTGTTTCGGTATTGCCGGGAGTAGCGTAGGTGTGCCCCGTTGTCGGGGTGGTGTTTGTTGACCACGGCGCGATGTACCATGATGATATTTGGGTACCGCCGTGCAGCCCGGCATTGAGCAGATAGTCAATACCCTCATTGGTTATCGTGTTGTCGATATTTTCGACGGAGATAATCCTGCCGTCAGCAGCGCGGTGGGTAACAGTCCATTTCCCGGAAAGAGCCAGTTTATTCATGTCATAATACCTCATAAGTTGTTGATGCCTTGACGACCTCATAAGTTGTTGATGCCTTGACGACCTCGAAAGTGGCGGTCGCCCGCAGAACTTCGACGGTGACCGATACTGGCCCGTCGATACTTACTGTTGTTGTTGCTGCATCAGTTAAATTGAAGATATCCGCCAGAGACCGCAAATAACGGGCGATGCCGGCGGCAGCATCCGATACCTCCATACTGTCGTTTACTACTACGACGTACCGCCCAAGCCCAGCCGGACTGTCGCTAACAGCTATTGTGTCCGATAGAGCCCCGGAAGAAGAACCAGAAGCGAACGACACGTCGTCAACATAAGATAGCTGATCAATAAGCCCAGCGATGAATCCGCCTACCCCACCAGCCGTATCGGTAATGGCCACTACGTCGGCGACACTCGCTTTAGCCCGCAACAGCGCACCAAACGCTTCTGACAGCGACGCTGTGTCGCTTAACAATGCCAGCAGATGCGCGATTTTTACAGACTGGTCAGAAAGTTCCAGCGAGTCTGACAATGCGCCTGACGCCAGGGTTGATGCTGACTCAAGCCCTGTTAGCGCAACAGAGTCAGAGAGCGCCGCAACGAGGCCGGCAACGCCTGTCAAAGTATCACTGGCGCTCAGACTGTCGAGCAATTCCGCGATGTACGCGCCCACCCCAGCAGGCGTCTCTCCAACACCGAATTGATCAGCTACCGCGGCAATCAGGTGTGAAAGGCCGGCTTCAGATGAAGTTACAGCGATACTATCAGTCAGCGCACCGGTCTGTCCACCCGCCGCGGCAGCGTCGCCAATGACAAGTGACCCGTCCGGGCCGATCCGGATATAGCCGTCATCGGCAACAGCGATAATCGACCCATCCGGCCCTATCCTGTGATAAGTAGCCATTTACGGCCTCGGAGGGTTGACGTAGATGGTAGTTGACGCCTTCGCAAGTGCGACTCGTATCCAAATAAACCCAGGCTTATCAGGGGTAATTTGCGCCGTACTCAATTTATGATCCCATCCGGTGTCACCAGTCCATGTGGTCGTCCCGTCAGCAACCGAAGCAGGCGTTTCCAGCAGGCCGGGGCATGTCGTAACTCGTGTTCCAAGTGGGCTATCTGATCCGCTATTATAGTCAACCTCCAACCACAATTCGTCGTTATCCAAAGCGGCGACTGCCCCATCGACCAGCACCTCAATGGCCGGAGTATAGGCCGCTGCATCATTCCACAATGGCATCCATTGCGAGTACAGCGGCAAAAAGCGGCTCGCATTGGCCGATGAAACCATCTTGATGCTGTACTCTTCGCTTGCTTTAAAAAGAGCTGGATCAGTGTCGGCATATACCGTTGTGATGACAGACCAGACCCCTTGATAGCTATGCTCCTCGTGCCTGGTCCATGTGTCGCCGGAATCGCAGTTGATCAGCCTGACGGTCCCGTAAGGGCCAACCGCGCTTGAGTTAACGATTGTGACCCCGGATGGAAGTTTGCAATTACGAAGTGTTAAGTCCACAACACCATGCGCGGCGGGGAACTCGATTAAGTTCGTCCATGCCTTACCGGATAGATCAGAATTGGTTACGGCCATCTTCACATTGCTTCCGAGACTAGACCGAAATAATGTTTTTGGTGCTGTCGCACTGGCATGAAACGACATATTGTCAATAGCGACGGTACATGATCCAAAGAAAAACAACAGGCTTGTATTCGCAGCGTTTGGATAAAAGACAGGATTAAGCAGCGTGAAGACCGAAACCTCGACATATGCGCTTACTGCTGTTGTCAACCACAGACAATACGCCGCGTTTGTCAAAGTATAATCGCATTGGAATGTGCAATCTTGCGCTGTTACACATGACGGGCCAATTCTCGTGCCAAAACGAGTTGTAGATGTTGTGTCTGGCGTTCCAGCGTTCAGGCCAAGGGTCAAGCCATCGAGATACCAACATCCCTCAAATGTGATGGCGTATCCGCCATTCGTCCCAATGATCGCACCACTATTCAATGTGGTCGGGCTCGCGTCCCAATCAGAAGTCGAGAGCAAACGTTGTGGTGATGAAGGCGTTGCCCCACTATGGGACGAGAACGTGGTATGGGCGGTGTAGCCATTATCAACATGATCACTCTTCACCCATATATGTTCATCGACCGCAACGGTTGTACCAGCTAACAGACCACTTAATGTCGTTGCCGCATTGGTTGTGCTTTCGTAAGGAGCACTATTGCCACCGTCATCATTCAGGTATTTATGGGCCATTAGACAACCCCCGCGATCTCGTTCGCTCTGCCAGTTGCCAGCTTACCAGACTGCTCGAAGTAAGCAAGGCCCTGGACAAGTAGAGTATTGCCGGGGTAGATCGGCCCGTCAGTGTGTAACAATTCCCAAAAATAAGCCGCGACTTGATCAACCTTACTGAACTCAAGGCAAGCCGCAAACTCATCAGGGGTCACCCGCTGCCAGAACTCACGATGCGTCCACGGAACCTGAAAATTATTGGCCTCGGCCTCTTGTGCTTCCCGGCGGTCAATCTCAGCACCAAGTTTGATTGCCCGTGCTGTCAGGATCTCTTCCGGCGACCAGCCAGGCTCGCAAGTGTAGGGGACCATGTGCTCACGGCCAAGGTGGTCGGTATGTCGCTCAACAACCTGATAGCGGCCCTGTGCGTCAGGAGGGTCTGCCTGGTATGTGCTTGTATTTATCGGCATTATAGTATCCTCACTCCCTTTATCACCAACACAACACCGTCATACTGCAAGATAAACGGCGCTGAATGCGGTGTTTCACCGTCGGTGTTGACTGCTGTCATGGTAAAAATGTTCTCCCCAACCTCAAGCGGCACCTCGCATTCGAGCACCCGGACATCCTCAACCGTCTCGCAGCGGAGTGTCCCATCAATGTAGAGCCGATACCCGACCGCCTGGCCGCCATAATCCCACTCAGCATGGATCGTCCTTAAGTCGGCTGCACCGGCACAAACCGGCATTAACATGGCTAAAACAGCAAAGATCGTCTTCATTTGCTTATTGTGATCGTCATGTTGAGTTGCTGGCCGTCCAGCACGATTGCCGGGAGCGGGACCACCTCCAGCACGTTGACCGGCACGTCAAGTGCCAGCTCGTTGGTAAAATCACCGATCATCCCGTGTGCCGCCGGATCACGGTAAACGGCGACGAAATACCACTGTTTACCGGGGGTGATGTTCGCCACCAAAACCTTATCCTGGCCGTCCGCAGTCGTGCATTGCCCGAATGCACTACCGAGCGTCCCGGCAGCCAGCCGCCCAGCGATGTCGGGCGCGTCACTGGTCAACACGCACACCTGCCGCTCTGCGGTCGCGGCGGGGGAAAAGCTCGCCTCCACAGTCGCGCCGAAGGCCCGCTCTGAGATAAGCACCATCAAACAAAACGCCATTGCCACAACAAGCCACTCGATTTTATCTCTCATTTCCAGCTCTCACAGTTCGTTAAATTTAACGTGCATATGTGTGTGATGGTTGTATTGAATACTGTTTACGTCGCCCTGAACGTGCGCGATATCGACCGCCGACTTGCCGTTGGCTGCCGCCCATGCCTGGACAGTAGCCAATATCCTCGGATCGGTCGAAATAGTCGTGCCGGTCAGCCGTCGCCACAACTCAAAACACCGCTCACGGTCGATGTTTATCAATGTTTCGCCGTCCCACAGATTGGTTAATTCAAAGATGTTTACGGTTTGTACTCGGTATTGTGTAAGATTTGTCCGAACCGTCGGATAGTCTATATCAACCCCGTAGAAGCCTGAATGCTGCGATGGATGATCCGGGCATGACCCGACCAGTGGGCAGGCGTCACCGATGTTGAGAACGTTGTCAAAGCGGCCAGGTATCATCATCGCTGAAAGCGCCGCAGTCTCCAGCACATCGAGGTATTTGCGCCGGATGTACCGGCACGAAGTCTGCCCGTTGTAGCGCATATACAACCGACCACTGATTTGCACTGGTGAAAGAGGGTCATCAATTGCCTGCGTTGCGATCTCAGCAGAGTGAGAATAGTTGAACGGTGTCGGGCCTGCCTGCAAAAGCTGGTGGTGGACAAGCTCACCGCGTGTCACACGGAGGCTGTAGCGTCCGGGGGCCGGGCAAAGGTCAGCAGATGACAGGACTTTTTGCTGTCTCGGTGCCAAGGTGGTTTGCAACATCCTGACCTGCTCACCAGCTTCGTTGTCAACTGACACCGTTACGAACTCAGCAGCCGCCGACACGGATTTCAAGATCAGCCCAGGCCACCACTTGGCATCGGCTGATAGATATGCGTATGACTCAAGGTAGGTTGGCATATCATCACACCTCTATATATGTCTTGTCAACATCAACAAAAAGAATAGTGGATATTTCATTCCCCGCTCCACCCAGGCTGGAGCCGTGCTGGCATGGTGAACGTCTCGCCGTCATAGCTCCAGCCGATCCCCGGAACCGGGGAAAGTGTGTCGATCCGCACCGAACCAGGGCACGAACATTCGCCATCAACAACAATGGTATTCACCACCTCGCCGTTTTCAATGATTGCGTAGACCATATCATTCCACCCACATGATTTCGCAGTAACCAGCCGCCCCGGCCCCACCGGTCCGCGTCGTGCCGTCGGTCGATCCGGCCCCGCCGCCACCGCCGCCGGTGTTCGCCCTGGCCGCGTTGCCGTTGGCGTTTATCGTCCCGGCACCGCCACCATCGCGCCCGTGCCCTGTATATGAGTTTGCCCCACCACCGCCACCCCCGCCGCCAAACCCTTTCCGTCCTGGCCCGCCATGGCCTTTTTTCGGCTGGGTTGCAGCCGTCTTCGAGCTGGCCCCGCCGGTGAACCCATAGCCTGCTGTTGTGTTGTTGGCACCGCTACCGCCGAGTTTATAAATCTCTGTGTAAAGCGCCGTTGCATCGTAGCCGTCCCCACCAGCACCGGCCCCGCCGCCTGATGCTGTGATGTTTGTGGTCGACTCCGCCCCGGCCCCGCCGCCGTTTGCCCCGGATTGCCCGGCGCTGCCCTCCGCACCGCCACCACCGCCGCCAATCGCGGAAACAGTCGTGGTGCCATCGGTGATAGACGATGTGCCGCCGTTGTTGCCGCTGCCGCCGGAAACTCCGGCACCGCCTGACCCGATTGTCACAGTGACATCACCAACAACAGGCATGATTCCTTCAACTACCTGCCCGCCGCCACCGCCTCCAGCCGATCCGTTGCCGCTTGTCCCGCCACCGGCACCGCCCCCGCCGACAAGCAGATAATAAACGGCATCAACGCCAGCAGGGCGGGTCCATGTGCCGGACGAAGTGAACCGCTCAACCTGCACACGCCCGCCGCCGATAAACTGCGACAACTCAACCATTATGCGATCCTCCAGCCGTCCGTTGAATCCTTGTATACCAAGGAAAACCCGGCATTTTTATTCAGTGTCAAGTCCTCAGCGGAGCCCATGATCTTCTCGCCGTTCCTGGCCACCGTTGCGTTGCTCGCCTCCCAATCGCCGCCAGGGGCAAAGCGCACAGTGTTGCCTGCTGTCGGGGTTGCCGGCAATGTCACCGTGGCCCCGCCAGCGACCACCAGCGCATCGCCGTCCGCAGCGGTATGGGTCGTGGATACCGTCGTCCATTCCACCTGATTTGTCTTTTTCAGCACCCCGGCGGAAACATTCAGGCCGAAGCCAAGCAATGAGCCGAGATAATTTGCCGTGTCGCCGCTCCCGGTCAGCTTGACTTGATAGGTGTCCGACCCGACCACCGCCGTAATATCTTCAAAAACCTCTTTTCCTGCTGCTGTCCGGTACACCTTGACATAGCCGTCGGCAGCCGTGCCGCTGTAATCTGTTTTCGCCAGGGTGATTGCCCCGGATGCAATCCGCGTTCCCGCCTCAATGGCATCAAGACGGGCATCGACATTCACCTCTGTCGCCCTCGCCGCCTCCACCTCGCTTTTCACGGTGTCGTACTGGTCAAGCCGGGCGTCAAGATCAACAAGCCCACCCCGTGCCGCCGATATCTCGGATGCGGCCCCGGACGCCACCCCCTCCACCGCATCAAATCGCGCATCGGTAGAGGCCAAGCCGCCCCGTGCCGCCAGTATTTCCGCGTCAATTGCCTGGAGATTTGCAAGCCACGAGTCAGCCGCCGCGTAGAAATTGACGGTGAAATTCGTCGTGCATGGCTCCGGGAATGCCGTCCATGTCCATATTGTCATCGCTGATCCTCCAGCGTGAAATTGATAGAAGAATGACGGTAATGGTCGTGGCTGCCCTGGTAGCTGAGTGATCCGTAATGGGTGAACCGGCACCGCTCCGCCGCCGTCAATCCACGAACAAGCAGCACCGCCAGCGGTGTTCCTGCCACCCCGTCACAAATGTCGGTGAATTTCCAGTATTCGTCGGCGCGGGTCAAAAGGATTTGCCCCCGGTGGCTGTGGCTGGCCTGGCGCGGCTCAAGATAAAAAGAGGTGTCGTTCATCTCCCGCCGCACCCATGCCTTGACCGGGGCATGGGCAAGTCCGTATTTCGGATTCAAGGTGAATTCCGCTGCCGCGCCAGCCCTCAAGCAGCCAATTGCCGGTGCCGTGCTGTCCGTTAAGGCAATCTCGATCTTGACCGGATTGGCCGAGCAGTTCCAGCTTATCCAGATGTTCTTCCACTCGCGCCGCTCCCCGGCAACCAAGGCCGAGTAGTCGGTGATGTAGCTCAGGTCAAAAGTCTCTGTCAGCAACACCGCACTTGTCACCGTGTCCGTCACCGTCACCGTCAGCCCGCCGTCAGCCCGCACATTGATTGCCGCCAGGTGTCCGCACATTGCCGGTGCGTAGCAGGTAAACGTTGCGCTGGTCGCCCCTGCTTTCCACACCTCTTGTGGATATCCGGTGGCGACGTTGGTAGCAGGAAACCCGGTAGCCGACGAGGTGGCACTTTGGGTATAGAGCTGATCGTGGTAAATAATGATCATGCCGTCACCGTCCCCTCACCGGTTAGCGTCACCATCGCCGGGTTGCTTTTGTCGCCAAAATTGTAATCAAGGCCGCGCACCCTGAATACCACCGTGCTCTCGGCCGGCAACCTGTCGTCAACAAGGGTAATCTTTTCGCCCACCGCCGGGATGGTGGCGAGTTCCGCCAGCGGAACCCCGACCGAAACCCGCACTTTTGCCTTGTTGCTGGCAATGTTGCCGAGCACAATCAAGGCGGCGGAGCGGTTGTTGTTGTAGCATGGGGCGTCGATTACCGCGCCGATGGCAAGCTCCCCATCGGCAGCCATGTCTATTTTCTCGGAGAGCAGGCGATAAACCGTCCCGGCGGAATTGACTTGGGTGCCTGGCGTCAAGGTTTCATAGCTGGCGACAACCTGCTTGACTGGCGGCTCAAAGCTGTATTGTGGGGGGAAAAATCGCGTCAATGTCCGTGACCCGTTATCAAGGTTTTTGTGCACAACCGTCATGCCGCTGCCATACGAAAAAACATGGTTCGTCCACCAGGCAATCGAATCAAGTGCATCAAGCAGCGGCATTTGCTGCCGCAATAACACATTCAAAGATGGATCGGTCGTCGTGAGTGTGGCCGTTGTCCCCAACCGATACGCCGCCCAGTTGAACAGGTCGTCAAGGCTGTTGTATGAACTCGTGCCGGTCACCGATATTTGGCCGACCGGGGCGACGAGCAACGAGAAAGTGCCGTCGCCGTTGTCGGTGACATTTGTTGTCAATTGTACCCCATCATCAAAAACCTTCCAATTGCTATGCAATGTCCCGGCAACACCTGATTTGTAATAAGTTTGGTATCCACTGCGGTCCTGGGTCCGTTGCGGCAGGAAGTGGCCGACCGACCCCAGCAGCATCGGAATAGGTACCGTTGCCCCGTTCTCGTCGGTGCCATCGGTCAATAGCATGGTTGTTTCTTCGTCCTGCCAGACCTCATAGTTGACGGTTTCCGCATTGTAGCCCCGCAACACCACCAGCCCGGAAAAGACAGTGGTGGCCGTGTCGTCATCGTCACCAGCGGCGACCGTTACCGCACAAGTCCGTGGTGGAGGCCAGTCCGAGGCAAACAGTTCCGCCGCGAATGTCATTTCATTGATGTCGGGCCGGAGATAGCCGCCCTGGTTCTGCACCGCCACGGAAAAACGCGGGTTGGCGGCCAGATGCGGTGCCCAAAAGTGGTCCGCACCTTCCCAACCCGGCGCGATGGTGACGTAATGGTCGGTACTGTTGATGGTGATGGTTAAAAACATCATGCCGCCGCCCTCACGATTCTGGCGTCGTCGTTCTGGATGATTCGCCGCGTCTCCGTCGTCCGGGAAACCTCGTTGCCGCTCTCGTCAACCACTATCACGGTGACATTGGCCTCAAGTCCGGCAATACGTTCCTCCAGTGCAGCTATTTGCCGCGTGAGGCTGTCGATACTGCCGGTCAACAGCCCTTCCTGTGTCTGGTAGGTCAAGCCAAGGCTGTCAAGGTCCGACATCACCCGGTCATAAATATCAAGGTATTGCTGGCTCGACTTGTACGCGCTCTGCGCTTCAGTCAGGTAAGTGTTGACGAAATTGAGATATTCTCCGGCAGCCTCCGGGCTTGTCCCCGCAGCGGCCAACAGTGAGGAGTAATCGCCTGTCGCTGCCGTCACCCGGTCGGAAGGATAGGCGAGATTGAAACCACTGTAAGCGATGTCGAGCCGCTTGGCGTCAATTGAGTCAACCACGCCCCGCACTGCCGACAAATCGCCTTCCAGGCCGGACAGCGAATCAGTCAACAACCCGATTTCTTCATTCAGCCCGGCAATGGCCTCGGCAGCAAGAAACGCTTCTTCCGCCTCGTTGATTTTGTCGAGCTGGACATCGTAAGCGCGGGTCAGCAGGCCGGTAGCAAGGCCAAGCTCCATGGCCTTCTTGGTTTCCTCATCCCGCCATTTCTCCAGGTTTTTACGGGCAAGGTCAAACTCGCCCATCGTGTTCTGATCAATGATATCCTGCCACGATCCGGTGACACGCCCGGTCAGCCTGTTTATCTCTTCGGTCCTGGCAAGTTCAAGGTTCGTCTCGGAGACAACCACCCCCAGCCGCTCCAGCGTCCCGGCCATCTCGTCATACTTTGCATTGATGCTTTCCAGCTCGCGCCCGGCGTCGGTAAGGTTGCCGGAGACGATGGAATCATCAATCTGGCCAAGCAGGCCGACAACCTCCGTCACATAGTCAATCACATAGCGGGCCTGGCCGAGTCCGCTTTCCAGCTCGGATAGTTCGCGCTCAAGGCTCTCTGTATCGGTGATCTCCCCGATCCGCATCAGATCGATTGCGTCGGTCAGGCCGCCTTGCAGCTTTTCGGCTGCGGTGGAGCTGAACATTGACAGATCAAGCGCCGCAAATGACCCTTCCATTGCCTCGGCCAGCATATCGGCACTGCCGGCGACCAGCGGAGCGATGATCCCGGCGGTGGCAGACTGCCAGATGTTTTCTATGCTGCGGGCAATCTCGTCTTCGTCCTCGCCGCTGATAAAGGCGTTAAGGTCGAGCGTCGAGCCGGTCCCAGCCGAAAGGCCGCCCGGACCATACATAGCCTCAACAATGCGGGGATCGTTGACATATGACCTGGACCCGCCGGCACTGGCCCCGAACTGGTCAAGATATTCGCTGTACTGGCTGCCGCGGCCGAGTGAGGAAAAAAGCGACTCGAACGAGCCGGAGATGGTGTTGAGCGCCCCAAGCAGGCTGTCAGAGAGTGCCGCCGAAGCCTCGCGGAAATCCTCGCCGTTGCGGTCCTCCCGCCATTCGGCGCTGTCGGTCTGCAAGAACCCGACGCCGGGGGTGTAGTCGTAGCGGTAGCCGGTGCCGAGATACCCGCGCTGGATGTCATCGCCAAACAACGAGCCGCCGAGCCAGTTGCCAATCGCCCCGCCGATGACCGAACCGAGCGGGCCGAGAGGGGTCATGCCGCCAAGGAACGCACCCAGGCCAGCCGCGCCGGACTGGCCGACGCTCTGCCCGGACAAAAGCCCCATCCCCAACGCGCCGACCCCGGCCAGTCCTGAGCCGAAAATGGAAGAGTTCTGGCCCATAATCCACTGGCTCGCCCCTTCCATGCCCAGGCCGTCCAGCGCAAACGCTGACAGGTTGGCCTGCATCCCGCCCCAACCGGCAGAGGAAAAGAGGTTGCCGAATGACAACGAGCCGCCGCCTGCCCCGCCTGCCTGCGCCCCGGTGAACGGCTGCATAATCAGCGCCGCCGCATACTCTGCAGCACCGCGCCTGGCAAGGTCAAGGATAGAACTCCACGAAAATTCAAACTTGTAGAGCATGTCGGCAAGGGCGTCCTGGATCTGCTCGAATGCGTGCTTCCAGGTGTCGGAAATTGCGGTGGCCGTTTCTTTGTTGCTCTCCTCGATAGCGTTCAGATCGCGGTCCATCGCCGCATCAAGACCATCAACCAGCCGCTGCGCCTCGGTCGCGGTCATGTCGGTGCTGGCAAACAGCGTCTCCACGTCCGACTTCATCTCCGCGTACTGCCGCCGCACCTCTTCGATCTGCCTGGCATTGCCAGGCAACACGGCAAGGGTCATCTCGTCATACAAGGCAACCATCTGCTCCTGTTGTTCGATTGCCGCCGCCCGCGCCGCGTACTCTTCATCACGCAAGCGGCTGACGTTCTCCTGCAGCTCCAACTCGCCCTTGACCGCCTCCTTATACGCGGTCGTCGATTGCCGCAGATTATCCATGGCCACGGCATAATCAGCCGCGGAAATGGCCCCCTTGTCCCGCAACGCGGCAAGCCCGGCCTCCGCTGCCGCGATCTCCTCGGCCTCCTGGCGCAAGGGGAGATAGCGGTCAATGAGCCGGTCAAGCTCTTTCTGGTTGTCTTTGGCCGCGTCGGTCCCCGCCTTGGTCGCCGCTGTCGTCTTCGCTTGTGTTTTTACAAAATCACCAGTTGATTTCGCCGCCGACGCCGCCCCGCTCTCAATCTCGTTGTAACGCTGGGCCAGGGCCTGCAATGCCCGTTCCGTCTCCTGGTATCGCTCCTCATAGCGGATATTCCAATCCGCCAACCGCTGCATACGGTCTTGTGAACTTTGGATACCTAATACCGCCGGGATGGCGGAAGGCAAAGACGCCAAAAATGTCATGGTGCCGCCAAGCTTATCGATCAGCATCGCAACCCGCATGATTTCCGCCTGCACCGACATCAGCCCGAGCTGAAAATTTTTAATCCAGCCGGCAATGGCCTCCTTGTTCTTCCCGGCCCAAACATCCATGGCACCGGCCAACTCAATAATCCAACCAGCAAGCGCCGCCGTCGCCCCCCCGGCCTGGTCAACCCCGAAAATCATCTTGCCGATCGAATTGTTCATCACCGTCATTGCCTGGCCGACCGTTTTCGGCATCCGGTCGAATTCTTTGGCGATGGCATCAGCCTGGCTGACCAGCGCCTTTGTCACCGCCTCGGCGCTCAACTGCCCTTCCTTGCCAAGCTCCCGCAACTTGCCGACGCTCACCCCCATCCCGTCGGCAATGGCCTGGGCCAACCGCGGCGTCTGCTCAAGCACGGAGTTCAGTTCCTCGCCCCGCAACTGGCCGGAGGCAAAACCCTGGCCGAGCTGGATCAAGGCGGCGTTGGCCGATTCGGCGCTCGCCCCGGATATAATCAACGATTTATTGATGGTTTCGGTGATGCCGATGGTCTGCTCGTAGCCAAGGTTCATGTCCCTGGTCGAGCGGGCAATCCTGGCATACAGGTCGGCGGTCTGCTCGTAGGCCACCCGGCTCTCCTGGGCCACCCCAAACAACCGGTCTTGAATTTCGGCGAGCTGGGCGGCTGAATCGGCCACCAGCCGCAGACGGCCGTTGACGTTGTTCCATGAGTCGGCGATCCTGATCACCTCGCCGGCACCCATCGACACGCCAACCGCGGCAAACGCCGCGCCGACCATGCCGACCGCCGTCCGCAATCCGGCCATGGTCCGCTCAAGGGCCGCGGTTTGCTTGTCGATCCCGGCAAATGCCCGTTGCATCGGCCCGGTTGCCTGGTCAACCATCTTCAAGGCTATGGCAATTGCCGCGTCATTCATGGTCGTCCTTTTTGCGATACCTGGCGGCAATCTCCTCCACCACCAGCACCCTGTCAACGTCGTCCTCGGCGCCGCCCATTCCGGCCAGCACCGCCATGACCGCCTCTATCCGCATTGCCCCGCTCATGCCGTCCCGGCCGCCCTTGTTGCAATAGAGCCAGCATCGCCAGGCCAGGTCATTTGCCGCGGCCAAAGACTTCGGCCGCTCACACTCTGCGCAGGGCGGCTCCCCGCCCCACGTCTCGGAACACTCTTCACACTGGGTGACGGCTGGGTTGAGATGCCACTCAACCCAGCCTGTCAGTTTCCCGCGATGGCATTACGGCGGGCCTGATCCTCGTCGGCCACGGCGGCCAGCACCTCGCCGACAAACGCCGGCTCAAACTCGGCAATAGCCCGCTTGTTCTCAGCCGTGCATGGCAGCGGCTCGCCGGCCTCGTCATCCACCCCGCGCCAATCAGTCACCACCCGGTCAAACATCTCCCGGGTCATCGCCGTGGAGTCGAGCGTTTCCACCCCGCGCTTATAGGTGGTGTGCCGCGCCCGCAGGCGGGAAAGCTCACTTGCCGTCATCGGCCTGGCGATAATCACCGCATCGCCCACCACCACCTCAAAACCAGCCACATCCGCTTTTGTTCTCAGCCGCATAAGTCCCCTTATCAGGTCAGCACCAGTTCAATTTCGTCCTCGCCGCTGGTGCCCAGCGCGGCAAGGTCCATCCGCAACTCAACGGTCGGTGATGCCGGACTTATCTGGGGCAAAGTCAATCGGCATTTGTCCATGGTCATGGTGGCGATACTGCCTGCATCTGCCCCCATCACCAGCTCGACACCAACCTCCTGGCCGGCATTGAGCCCGTCGTAAAAATATTTAACGTCATCGCGCCGCATGTTGACGGTCACCGAGCCCTTAACCGAACGCTGCCCCTCGACATAGGCGGTAGGGTTTTCCTCGTCGCTGATCTCGTCCTCTTGGTAAACAATGCCGTTGGTCATCGTGATGTCAAAGCTCTTGATCTTGGCGGTCGTACTGCCGCCGTCAAGACTGATGGTGATACTGTTGCTTTCCACCGGATCACCGATGATTGTCCCGGTCGGCAAAAATGGCGCCACTACCGTGTCGGCGGCAAAATCGGCAGTCAGGCCAGGAGAGATAGTCAGGGTATTGGTGGCGATGGTCACCGCGCTGATCGCGTAGCCACTGCCGCTGTTGTCATCGCTGCCCACCTTGATCTTGCCGCCGACGCAATATTTCTTGGCATCCTTGACAACAATCGAGGTGATCGGAGTGGCGACATAATCAACCGCCGCATTAAGTTCATCGGTCCCGACCCAACCCATTGCCATAAACTTGCCGCTCATTTCAAACTTGACCGCCCCCTTTTTGCTGGCGGCAAGCCTGGTTTGCTCAACCGTCGCCCCTTTGGCAAAAAACACGGTGTCACCGTATTTGGTCCACAGGGAAAAAGAGGGCAGCGCCGTTGCCAGCGAATAGGTGACCGAGGTCGAGCCGACAATGGTCTCGGTGCCGAACAGCGCCTCCAGCATGGTGGCGCCCTGCGGCACACTGCCTGCGGTCCCGGACGGCCGCAGATACATCGGTATCGACCAGTCACCGGCCGGCAACGCGTCGCGGAACTGGTTGAGCAGCGAACGCGAGTCAACAATCTCCTCGCTGTCGGTATAGGTCGGCACCTGGCCGATGCTGCCATACCCGGCCGGCACCACCAGATCACCGGCGCTCGGGAAAACCAGCGTCCCGACCGTGGTTTCCGGTACGGCAAAAATGGTGTGCTCCCTCGCCAGGGTCAAACGATTATTCAAGCTCATGACATTCTCCTTTTTTTACAGCCGGCAAGCGGCTCATCAATGCGATTCGACCATTTCAAGCCGCCAGGTCTGCACATAAAGGAATCTCCCCATGTGCGCCTGAACAAGCTCTTCCCCGACGATTTCCGCCAACCCGGCAGCGGCGAGCAGTTGCCCTGCCACGGTCTTTTCGATGTCTTCAAGCAACCCCATGGCCGTCACGTCCCCGCCGGTCGCCCCGGCGGTCGCGGCAAAAACAAAAACATGAAACAAATGGGCGCGTGAATATGTCGCCGCGCCGATCTCCAGGCTTTCGCCAAAATCAACCCCGGCATAGGCCACCGCGATCCCCGGCCAGGCATGGGCGCTGTTGAACACCGCCTCTTCACCGTCCCAGGTCCCGGCCGCCAACCCGGTTGCCGCGGCAATCGCCGTCACCAGCGCCGCCCGCAGATCTCCGCGCACACTCATCCGCTGTTCCCCCAATCACGCGCCCAGCTCGATTTCCAGCGGCCCCCCATGATCCTGGTCAAATAAAGGGCCTGCACATTGCGCAGGCTCCGTTGCCGCTCCCGCTGCAATACCGGTTCGACAAACGGCCGCGCCGCCACCCGCCGCACCCCGGCCCGTGGAATCACCCCGGCCAGGGTGTTCCAGCGCCGCTGCGCCCCGGCGGCGGTTTTGAACCGGGAAAACTGCCTTGAATCAGGCCGCAACAACCGCTTGGCAATCGCCCGCTGCTGCCGGCCGCTGATGGTCAGGTAAAACCCGGACGACAACCGCACCGCCGAGGCAGCAAAGCCCCGGGAAATCGGCTCGAATTTCAGATCCTTCTTGCCGCCGACCTGCCGGGAGATCATCCCGGCCCAAGCGGTTAAATTTTCGTCATCAACAAAATAGCGGGTGTACCTGGCCAGCCAGCGGCCATAGCCGCCGCTCTTGCGCAGGTATTTGGTCACCGGCGCATAGCTCCACTTCCCCTCGCCCTGGCTGCGGCCGTAATCCTTGATCAACCCGGCCAGCCGGTACGATTCGGATCGCAGCGCCGCCACCAGCGCAACCTTGTGCGCCTTGGGGAACCTGGCCGCAAGTTGCGCCAGACCGCTTTTGTCGATCACCATATCAATCATGGCGTCACCCTGATGTTTTTCCGGCACACCAACTGCCACACCCCGCCAGGCAACAGCATCCGCTCGACCACCTCGAAACGATCAGGCCACACCGCATCCGGATTGCGCTCGACAATGTCGCCGCGTTCCGGATCATCCTGCAGGGCGCTTGCCTGCACCTGGCACACCACATCGTCAGCCATGATATGGGGGCCGATGACATCATCCGGATTCAACGGCCGGAAAACCGCCGACACCTCGACCGTGAACGGGTACGCGGTTGGCGTGTACCACACCGTCTCCCCGGCCAGATCAAATATGTCCGCCGCCACCGCGGCGATGTCATCAGCCCAGGCCATCGCCTTACAGATACTCCAGCGCCACGGTGATCTTGCCGGCGGTCAACGCCGCCACCGCAATGCTCATCGTCACCCCGAGCCCGGCCGAGGTGGTGCGGATGGCGGTGGCCGCCGTGCCCACCGGCACGGTGTCAAGCAGGGCGTTCAGGGTCAGGCTTGCTTTTGCCGTCGCCGCCAGCACATCTTCGGCGGCCAGCACCGAGAGCGCCACCGTTGCCAACCCGCCGGAGGTCACCGCGGTGTTGACGTGGATCATTCCGGAGGTAATCACCGCGTCATTGGGCAGCCGGTCGCCGCGCAGGGCGATGTCGCCCACCGCGCCACCATCCTTGGCGAAATCATATTCAAAATAAGCAACCCGCTTGGCGGGTTCGAGTCCTTGTCTCTGCATGGTATTCTCTCCTTGTCATGCAATGGGGGCGGTAGCCGCCCCCTTGATGTCAGTCATTATGCCCCGGCGTTTTTGACCAAGGCTTTCCAGTCCACCGCCTTGGCCCCGGCGTCGATGCGCACCTTGTATTCCACCCCGTCCACGCTCCAGCCCTGGCGAGTCTCCAGAAACGGGGTCTGCTGGCCGTTGAGGAAAAAGACGGTGACCGTCTTGCCCTTGGGGCCGGCCAGGTAATAGGCGGTGGTGGAGCTGTCATCGAGCCGGGCGTCATAGACACGGATAAACCGGGTGCCGGCATAGGGGTTGGTCCGGGTCGAATCGACCGCCGATCCGGAAAATTGGTTGGATGAGAAAAAGATCTCCGCCGCCCCCTCGATGGTCACCGGCGCGATGAAATACTGCGGCCGGATGTTGAGCCGCCGTTTCGACAACAGATCCTTCTGCAGCTTCATCAACTTGATCGCCTCGGCAAGGGTCGTTTCCGACACAACCCCGGCGGTGCCGAGGTTGCCATGGTTGGCATGGAACAGGGCGACCGAATCGCGCATCGCCGCGTTGGCGGTGAGCACCGCATAGGGCAGATCCCCGACCTTGCGGGCCGCTGCTTCTCCGTGTTTCATCGGGATATCGGTCAGCGCCGCCAAATCATCGTTGATGATGGTTTGCCTGGTGATGGCAAAGAGCTTGCCATAGGTCACCACCTGGTACTGTTCCCGGGCATCCGCCTGCTTGCCGTAGGCATACGGCTGGCTCTCGCTGATCTGGTCGAGGTCCTCGGTCTCGGAAACCGAGACGATGTCGTGGGTTTTGAAATCAGAGGCGGACCCGGTCTGGCACCACTCCCGCCAGGTCTCCGGCGCCGTCTCGTAACCGGCAAGCAAGCTCTTGTTGGCGACGTTCCCCAAAAGCAAGGGGAAATCACCTGTGGTCATGGCGCGTCCCACCATCTCCATCACATTGCCGCCGGTAGGCTGCCCGGCCAGCAACAGGGAATGACGGGCCAGCTCGCGGAGGGAATGTCCCATCAGATCGCTTGCCCCCTGGGCAGGCTGGGCGATGACCAGGCCGGACCGCATACAGATGGCATCCTCGGCCGCTCCCCGGAATTTGTCGCGCTCATCGGCGCCAATCGCCACCCGAAAGGCCGGGGCCGGTGCCTGGCTGCGCTCCGCCTCGACGTGCTCCAGCACCTTGGCCCTGGCTACGTCCACCGACGCGCCGGTCTTCACCAGCTCTCGGGCCAGCTCGTCGCAGCCGAAGCGGCCGCCCATGGCGACGATCTCGGCAGAACGCAGCCGCTCCGCCTCAATGGCAGCCCGCACCGCCGCATCAACATCGGCATGGCTGCGGCCGGCCTCCTGCTCTTTCTTGTCCAGCGTGCGCAGAAAATCCCACGCCGCCGCCTCGTTTGCGTCCTTGGCCAGTCCCCGGCTTTCGAGGAAGGCCCGCAGTCTCTCATCCATAACGGTCTCCTTGGTATGCGGCGCGGGGTTCTCGGCCCTTGCCTGTTTTCCATGCTCCGCCTCAGCCCGTGCCTTGGCGGCCTCGTCTGCCCCAATCGGGCAAACGGATAATTCTCTGACGCTCCACTTGGTCGCCACCCGGACCGGCCCGGCAAAGCTGCGGCCGTCAACCATCGCCGTCTCCCCCTCCGGCACCCACACCGCGTCATCTACCCGGTAGCCGATAGAAAAATCCGTGATATGGCCGTCGCGGGTCTTGCCCCATGCTGAGTCAGCGCCTTTGTCCGCCGCAAAAAAAGCACGGCCGACCAAAACGCCACCCTCAATGCGCAGATTACGACACGAGCCGATGACGCTGGCCGTGCTATTCCGATGATGACTGTCGAGTAACGGCACTTGCCGGTTGTCCGGCATCCGGCAGCCGCTCATCAACAAAACTTCATCGAGCATCTCATAACGCTGCCAGTCAAAGACCCGCACCGGATTTTCAGTGGCGCAGGTCACGTCAAGCGACCGCGTTTCCGTGTCCAGGGTGGCCGGGCCGTCACCCTGCAACCTGATGGAAAAGGCCCGATATGTTCTCTCCATGTCTCCTCCTATTGCTCGGCAATGGCGGCCGGATTGTTGGCCAGCGCCGTGCTGATCTCGTTGAGATCAAAATTAAGGTCAAGCGCCGCCGCCATGTCCTTTGCCGCCCGGATTTCCCGGTAAACCTCTTCCAGGTCGCGGCCGCGGCTCTTGACAATTTCCTGTGGTGAGCGCAGCCCGGCCGCCACCTGATCGACCAGGCTCTTTGTCTCGCGGCTCGGGTCGATGGATTCCATCCCAGGCGGTTGCCATTCAACTTTTTGATAAGGGGCGGGGTTGATGAAATAGTCAGGGAACGGCAGGCGGCCGGCCAATACGGCGGCATCAAGAAAGGCCCGCCACAGCGGGGTGCAGAAATGGCGGATATGCCGAACGGCCACCGGCCGCAACTGCTGGGAAAAATCGTTGCGGACCATCTTGCCGGTCGAATAATTCATCCCCTCGTAATTGCCGGACAGGATGTCATACGGCACCCCGGTAGTAATGGCGAGCATGGTCAGAATAAGTTTGACCATCGGCGGGAAGTTGTCCCCCGGCCGCGGGTTGCTGGCAATATTGACCTGCTCCCCCGGCCGCAGATACTCGATGATGGCGTTTTCCATCTCGTCGAGCCGTTTGCCGGTGATCGCATCCACCGAGGTGGTTGCTTCCTGCCGCCCGAAAATATCCGGGGTGGTCACAAAGGCGAGATACTTGGCCGCCAGCTTGGCGGTGTCGATCTCCGTCTCCATGTAGGTGTGGAGGTCGCGGGCCACCAGCACCCCCGGGGCAAACTCGGAAATCCCCCGCAACTGGCCGGGCCGCATGGTCTTGAAGCCGTGGACCACATCGGCGGCCAAAACCCGCGTTGTCTTGCCCCAGCCGTCCGGATCGGTGAAATGGTAAGCAATGGTCCGCCCGCTCTCCCGGTCATATTCCACCCCGTCATGGATCTCACTGGTGCGACCGACGGCAACAGCCCCATGGCTGGTCAGCCAGTCGCTTTCCACCATCTGCAAACAGATGGGCAGATACCGGCCCCGCTCCCGCAGTGACCGCCGGATCAACAAAAACTCGCCGCATTCGAGATCCTGGCGCTTGGCAAGCTGCATCATCTCGTAAAGATGGAGACGACCGCCGAAATCAGACTCATCGGCCCAACGCGCCCAGGCGTCCTCAACCATGGCATTGATCTGCTGATTGAGGACGCCGTCAGGGCCGGCAATGCGGCACTGGGGGATGATGCCGGCCCCGACGACATAATCAACCAGGACATTGACCGCCCTGGCAAAATAAGGGAAATCACGGACCAACTGGCGCACCCGCGCCCGCACCGCCGTGGATGAGTTGCTGATAATATCGTTGATGCCGGAGTCAACCGGCGCCCAGCCGCCAATGGTGCGAGGCGAGTCCGCCGCCGCATAGGTGGCGGACCGCAGGCCCGGCAACATGGCCCGCGCCAGCCGCCGGCGGCCCTCCGCCCGGGGGAAAAACACCCCGACCAGCCGATCGATGCCGGACTCGATGACGCGTAACCCTCTCATGCCCCGCGCCCTCCCTGCCGGGCATAGACCCGGTATGAGGCGCCGCCCGCCTCCCGCGCCGCCCGGAACTCGGCATACTCAATCGCCTCCCGCAGTTCGGCAAACGAACTCCAGGAGATCTCCGACCCGGCGACATTGGCCGACTGCCGGGAAAAATCACGGCGGGCCATCGCATCGAGCAAAGCATCGCGGACCGCGGCCCAGGAGGAAAATGTGGTGGTAGCCATGGCAGGAGACTACCATGCACTTTTTGACTATATTGATTGATGTGGGCCTGTGAGGGGAGATTGGGTGTTATTTTCTGACCATAATGATTTTCTGGTGTTTTTTGCGCTTGACATATTTTTTTTGTTTAGCCGGAAACCACAAAATATTGTGCTTGTACGGCTTCAACAATACCACCTGTTGCGGTGCAATATATTGATAATATAAAAATAATAATGCATTGTTATTTTTATATTGACACTATAATAACTAATTATTATATTATGATCATGAAGGGCAAGGGAATCACCCCAGCCCGCCACCTTAACGCCCCGCGAGGCTACTGGGAGGTGCATGATGTACGACCTGATCCTGACCATACCGGTCGATGTCCGACCTGGTAAATTCCTTCGGCGTTTTGCGCCGGAAGGTTTCGGTCAGGACTTTTCCGCTCTCGTGGAGAGCGTGAAATACACCATCGCCGGGCTCGATTGCCTGGCAGATGGTAACGGCAATGTGTGGGATGACGCACTGTTGTCATGCCCATCTTGCCAGTCGAAAACACAATCGCGGCGGGACCAATACCGCGAGGTGTGGCGCTCCCTCGCTCACACCGGGGTCGTTGTCATCGGATTGTTCGATGATAACCGCACTTGCCTGGCAAGGTGCGTGGTCAACCCCCGTACGCAGGCCTATGCGCCGGTGTATGGCCCTCTCCACTACCTGATGGAGGCACGGCTAAGGTACGCGGGATACCAGTATGGCCCGGTCTGCTCCACCGCCGACGTGGTATCGGCACTGGAGGAGTACAACAAGAGGTTTGTGGAGCAGCCTCTTGTCGAGCGCCCCCGCCAAAAATCCCACGTCTCCACCAGGAAAATCACGATGGAAAATCCGGCGGTAGAGATTGCCAGGCTGGAATCATCATGGCACACCTGGAGGGCGAACAACCTTGATGCCCGCCTCTCTCGCAGAGAGATTAGGTCTGGAATCAAATACGAAACCAGGCCACTCAAAACCCCTATCACACACGTCTTTAATGGTGTCGTGTGGTGGACACAGACGACGGATCGATATCAGGTCCGCACCCTCCCGAAACATAGTGAGGAGACATTGCGACGCCTCGATGGCCTTCGCCAGGCCAAACACCTCAAGGCGAAATGGGCCAAGCACTGCCGCTTGGCTGGTGCAAGTACGGATAACGATGTCGTCGTCCGAACCGTGGTGCAGCATAAGCCAGCCCCTCGGTTCGTTTACCGTGAGGCTCACAGGGTATCTATCGAGACAGAGTTCTTTCTCGACTCGGAGTGGCGGTGGATATCTGTAGGAATACCAGTCCGGGCCGGATATCACCCGGCATAACAACGAAAAGGAGGAAATTAAATGAGTGATTACGCCGGAAAATTTGCGTTCCTCAGCCGTCACCAGCCGACGGCTGAACAACTGACCATCGCGGAGTCGATGGGGATAGATTTGATCCCCATTGGTGACGCCGATGCGTTCAGTGTCACCCCCGCCAGGGTTTACGCGGCGGGGCCGTTTGTGGGTGTGGTGGTAGTTCACCCTGCCGCTGCGCTCCGCTTGGCCCACGAGTTCCTCATCGGGGTGTTCGAAAACGCCATCCGAGCGCCAGAGGGGGAGAGGCCGACTTTTACCCCTGTGGACCTGCACATATACGATCTGCG